CCCCCCCCTGTGACCCCTGACCCTTTTTGTAGTTTTAGTATCGGGTTTTCTAATGTAAGGATTGGGTCAGTCCTTAGATTTTGACCCAAGGAGTGACCCTTTTTTTGATTTTGGGTCAGTAGTTTAGTGTCACATATGATGTAGTGCGCTGGCTTATAGAGGTATTCATTCCTCAATCTACCAAGTCAAGCACAAGTCATTCTACCCTTATGGCTTATTCGTATCGTTCTAGTTCTTCTCGATACGGTCGTAGACCTCGTCGCAGCTTTGCGCGACGTCGTCCTACTTATACAGCACGCCGAGCATACTCACGGTATCGTGTAGCTGCTCCGCGTCGCGTTTCTCGTCGTCGTCCGGCGTATCAACGCCGGAGTCGTCGTGCTCAATCTTCAGGTATGCATACTGGTGGTACTGACCAGTTGGACCCTGGTGAGAAGTTTGTGTTGGCACAAGCTGACCCTTTTGAGCCTCGTTGTTTTGGTGGTAAAATCCCTGATTCTTCCACTATTCCTTCTATTTCTACGCCTATTCAGTATAATCAGACGTTGTCTACTTCTGCGCTTGCACAGAAGAATTATGCTGGAGCTTGGGCGTTTTATCCAACGCTTCAGAATGCAATGGTTGCTGCTGTTGGTGTAAATGTTTCTACGTGGAGTTTTGCATCAGGTACTGCTGTGGTTTCCGATGCTCCTCAAGCTGCTTCTTTTGGCTCAGCTTTTGAGGCTACTCGTCCTGTTGCTCATGCAATTCGTTTGTCGTGTCCTTTTGCACCGACAAGTACGACCGGTTTTGTTCATGTTGCTTTGGCGACTGAAACAACTTTTGTTGGTTCAACTGGTAACGTTGCTTCACAGTATACGCGTTTAGCGACTACTTTGGGTACAATGTCTGGTTATACGTTTTATAAACGTGTTACTCTTGCATCACTTACGCAATCTCCTTTGACGATTGTGAATAAGTGGACTGATGAAACTGCGTTTCGTTATAATTCTCCTTATGCTATTCCTCAAAGTGCTGGCACGCTTACTGTTGAGAGTGTTGCGAACCAGTTTCATATCCCCTTTTCTTGGGGTACATTGCTCATTGCAGTTGAGGGTGTATCAGCTGATACTACTCTTGCAGCTCAATCGCCTTTGCAGGCTGAGGTTATCCTCCATACTGAAAGTATTCCTGACAAGGCTGGTGTTCTTATTGGATCTACTGCTGCTGCTTATAGTAGTGGTATTTTGAATTCTGTTTCTCAAGCTGTTGCTCAGACTGATTTTAGTCATACTGAGGATCAACAGCAGTCTTATATGGATGGATTTGCTCAGCAAGTCCAGAGTGCTGCTGCTAATTCAGGTATTGATCTTTCTGCTTTTGGTCGTAACCTTGGTCGGCGAGCTGTGAATTATGGGCTCAATGCCGCCATGAATTACGCCGCTGGCTTCGGTGTCGGCGGTGTAAATAATAATCCTAATCGACTTCTTGTTGAATAGGACAGGCCTTACCGGCCGCTTTAATGCCCCGGGCTTATTATCCCCCGGAGCGTGTTAAAAAGAACATTAAACATGTTTCTTTTGGTGTTGATGTACATGGTAATGTCATTTCTCGTCAGCGTAGTGATAGGGCCATGCGTACATGGGCTAATCGTGAGCCTATTCCGGAAGCTATGGAGGATGATCTTTTGTAATTGTAATATGTATTAGTTTATTGTGTTCCTAATATCATATCTTCTAGAGTTAGTTGTTCTGGCTCTAGTTCTTCATCTGTTGTTAAGTCTATGATTTCTTGATTATAGTCATCGGCGATTGTTTCTTCATCGTCGTATGTTGTCTCAATGTCGTTCATCATTCGAGATAAGAGTTGGTATTGTTCCAACTTGTTTTGTAGAGTTCTGATATACTCTGCTTGATGGTCGATGGTTACTGCCATTTCGATTCCATGTTGATGTAGTCTGGTGCATCGTGCGTCGACTACTTCTAGTTGTTGTTTGTATTGATCTTTCAATCGAACTTGTCGTTCATGATCTTCACGGTAGTGATTGAACATGATGTGTTCTAGCTGGGCACTTCGTTGTCCTGCTGCTTCTTCGAACGCTGTATCCAAACTGCGTTTCGTAGTCTTCTTTTCTTGTTCCTTGCACTTGTTGCATGGAGCTTCAACTTGTTGATTACCTGCTGTAGCGTTAGCGTAACAGCAATGGTACTTCATTGTTTCTGCGATCATCGATTCGTCGTAGTGAGCTGGAAACTTCATTGTTGTAGTTGGAGGTAAATTGGAAAGTGAGAGAGTTAGTGGACGGCGCATAGTGTCGTACACTTCCATCCACTTGATCCTCCTACTGATGTTACTGTACCGTACACTTGTAGGTACATTAGCTTATTGTATACTATAGAGTATGCAATACAAATCTATACTATATAGGAATTTGTATACTACGATATGTGTACCACATAACGTATAGTTGTACTTCAAGTATACTGTATACAGTATACTACCTAACCCTAATCTAAGGCCTTAGAGAGCGGAGACCCTCCGAAGCGTAGCGAAGGATGGGTGCGCGGCGCGTAGGCCGTTTAATAATACTTGATTTATGGACAATCTATTTAATTGGTCCCTTTAGGGACCCAGGGGCCGCCGAGCGTAGCGAGTCGCCGCCCCGCGAGGGTATATTATCACTTAGAGAAATCTAGACTTTCTAAGAATCGGAGATTCGGAATGTCTTCTTCGTTCATGGTTGCCCAATTGAAATCCATGTAGTCTTTTGGCTCATCACTCCTGACTAGCGCTGGCGCGTCTGGAACATCGAGGTTGGCTATGGATTGGGATGTTTCTTCGTTTAATGTTTCTTTTATGAATTGTTCTTCGAATTCAGCTGATCTTATAGCTGCTTCGTTTGGACCGTCATCGGAGTAATCAAACTTGATAGTATGGAAACGTCGTAGAAGTGGCTCTCGGTCTCTTGGATCCGGGAAACATTCTTCGATCGTGTAGTTTGATAGGACAATAATCTTCTTTGGTCTGATTTTGCGTAGGTTAGCACCTTTAACTTGTCCTGTGAATGGATAACGATCTGCCCATATTTTCAGTTGAGAAGCTGTGCATTCGTTTTTTGGACTCCATTCTTCGATGACAACCACTTCTTCATCAGAGTAGTTACACCACCATTTGTTGAGTTCTTTTTGGAAGTGTTCTGGGTAGAATTGCCATACTGCCCTGCTCTTTCCGCATCCTGTAGGTCCGACCCACCATTCATGGTGTAGTGTTTCGAGTATTTCTCCTTCTCGTTTACGTAGTCCTTGAATCTTATCGGAAAGGCATACCCATTGTTGTGGGTAATTTTCTTTGATCCATTCGTAGTCACCTTCTTCTCCTTTTGCCACCACTTCTTGCCATTGTACTTTTTGTGCCTTGGTGGAATTAGTTGGTTCCGTACCGAATTCCAAAAACTTCCCTCCTTTTTTGCAGTATAGTGATGCTTGGGAGATGGTACCTTTGCGTACTTCAACGTGTCCACCGATGATTTTGCGCACGGTATTGACTCTCTTTGCGTGTTTCCAATGTATGTATCCTTGAATGTGTGGAGTTCCTGTCTCGGGAGCGGACTCAAGTCCCATGACGAGGTAGACGTAGTCGCCTCGCTTTTCAAGTCTTCGTAAGTCGTCTTCATTGTAGTTGTTGATGGTAAAAACGAAGCCTCTGTATTGCGACATAAGTATCGTTGACCTGTTTGTTCGCAGACAGTGTAGATGGCTTCGTCTTCGTAGTCGTAGTAGTAGTTGTTGCTTGAGCTCATGGGAGCAAATTGGAAAGTGAGAGTCTCCGAAGCGTAGCGGAGGATGACGGAGGGATGACACAGGGGGGGCAAGGAGACGTAGTCTCCTATTATTACCCCCCCCTGTGACCCCTGACCCTTTTTGTAGTTTTAGTATCGGGTTTTCTAATGTAAGGATTGGGTCAGTCCTTAGATTTTGACCCAAGGAGTGACCCTTTTTTTGATTTTGGGTCAGTA